ATATATGAATCGATGCATGATTGGTATATTGAGAACCAATTAATAGCATCGCATTTACCTATAGGTACACAGTTACAAATGATTGGAACTGCTTATGAGTTAGAGACGGGTAAAATAAGCAGAACAGAAGCACTAACAATGGCAACATATTATGCCGCTGTTAGTTTTGCCCATTTGTATATGGGTATAGTTGCTGTAGAGCATATGCAAAGAGTACAAGGATTATATGCAGATATTCCAGCGCCTTTAGCAAAGAGAATAGAGAAAGTAGCATTTGGATCTACTTTGAGAACTGCATCAAAATTAATTGCAGCTGCAACATTTGTTGAGATGGCTATAACTTGGCGTCAATTGGTTGTACCAGGTGCAACAAGTTATACACGTGTACATTATGGTGGTGTACGTTCGTTCCATGCTGTACCACGATTATATCTTTGATATAAAAAATCAAATGGAGGTTTTGCTGTAAGCAAAATTAAGCCATTTGGCTAACAAAGGGGGGGTCCATCAGCGATGGTATTATTACCCCCCCCTAGTTAACAGTTAACATGCGGGATACTGAGGAGCATGGTAAAACTGTGAAGGTTAACAGAAAGGTTTGTCCAAAATGTGGCGGTCATGTAAGATATGACGGTCCATATTGTTGGCCTATAACTAATAGTTGTGAGGAGGAAGAATAATGACGAATGCACAAAAGCGCCATTGGTGCGTAACCATATATGCAGGCCATATTTTTGGCTGCGATGACGAATGTTCAGATGAGGAGATAATAGATAGAATGGTTAGCCATTGGGAGACTGTGAGATACAGTCCAAATTTAAGTTATGCAGTCGGTCAAATTGAGCGATGTCCTACCACTGGTAGGCTGCATATACAAGCATACACTGAATGGAAACGCAGCTTGCGAATGAGTGAAGTGTATAAAGTTTGTCCGGGTAATTTAGATTACCGAAAGGGAACCCGGGAGGATGCCCGAGATTATTGTCGCAAGGCACAGTGGAAGGGCAAAGATAAGGGTCAAGTAATGAAATTACTTGAGTTTGGTAAGTGGCGTGCTTCCAAACCGAGCGGTGTTTCACCAAAACAGCGTGCCCTAGAAATGATAAGACTTGGAATGGCACCTGCTGAGATTCTTCAGCGTGATCCAGAAGTGTATTTTACACATTACAGGGCTATTGAGGCCTGTTACAATTTACTTGAGAAAGCTGGTATAAGTTTAAGTACTTCCGGCGAGGAGGAATAAACATGGCTAAAAGAAAGTCTAAGAAAATGCAACCTGCAGTTACCAGGTTGTGGTTTCATATAAACAGTGAAAATGCTACTAATTACATAGACCTCAGTTTGGCGGCTTCTGCAGCCAATAGACGTTTCTACAGGCAAGGTCTAAAATGGGCTGTTGCTGGTATGACCTTACATACTGCACCGGATGGTGAAACACCTGTATCTGGAAATTTTGATGTGAGTAAAATCCCCGAGACTTGGATGGCAGCTAATGCTCATACTATGGTCAAGAAGCTTTGGATGAAGTCTCAAGACCAAGTTCTTGATGACCAACCCAGCATTGCTGCAAAATATAGAGATTTTAAAATATATTTGGATGAGAATATGGTAGGTGCAACCCGACAGGGTGTTGGTTCGAATCCTGCCACTGATGGCGAAATACTTATGCCAATTGATAGAAGAAATCTAACGGCATTGCCAGGTGAATGGGCATATTCAACTATTCAACTACCAAGTGCTGGCGGTAGTAGTGCTCCTACTGAAGTACTATTACACATGGTTGGCCAAGATGTTACATCTGGTACAGAATCTCGTGGATTAATTCACGGATATGCTTTGGCAAGGTCCAGACCACAACTTGTAGATCCAAATACTCCATCTGATACTGGATGGATAACTGAAATTTTTGATGTTGCAGATAATTTAGATGCTATTCGTCAAGACGTAGCAGATAATAATGATTTACCACCTTATCGAGTTGGAGATACTCAAACCGGTCTTACGGATGAATATTATCCGGGTGGTGAAAATAACCAACCTAATACACAGTTGCATTCTGTAGAATTTATTAGCGGAACAACTGTTGGTGGAAAAACCCATGTAAATGGAGGAATATTCCCATGTGGTTTGATAAGATTTGATTGGGCTATTACAGACGCAGCTGAAAGTATGTTTTTGGCTATAGATTTAGTTCCTGGTACCCATAAGGGATATCTAGCGGAGGCTTACTAATGGTACCAAAAGAGGAAGTATTAGCTACTGCAAAGTGGGCAACTATGTTGAACCATCTTAAACAAAACAGAATTGAATATCTATTGATGGTTGGTATTCTGCATATTGCAGGATTTACAACAAAGTTATACAGTCAAGTTGAAGGAGTGTGTATTTGATGGCATATAGAAGAAAGAAAAATTATAGATCAAGAAAACCAAAGATTAGTCACGGAAAAGTATTCAGAACCCGAAAGGGAAAATTAGGATGTTATAAATATGTCAACGGAAGAAAAGTTGCATTTGTCAGAAAAGGCCGAAGATATTGAACCGGAGGTATGTCATCGCTGTGGGAATACTGTTCACAGTTCAATCTGGATAGAATCACACGAAGTTATGCATCATTATTGTGCAGAGTGCGAACATGAGTGGGTAGAATGAAAGAAATATATGAATCGATGCATGATTGGTATATTGAGAACCAATTAATAGCATCGCATTTACCTATAGGTACACAGTTACAAATGATTGGAACTGCTTATGAG